AATGCCGGGTGGTTTGGATACGTTCACTTCGCCGTGGCGTTTGAATCCCCGTCTTCTAACATGAGCAGACCGCTCAGAAGTTCTGCCTTATGAACATGTGTGTTCAAGTAGACGTGAATCTCCTGCAGTTTCCAGTTCATCGCACCGGGAACGATGGCCTCTAAATCCTCTGCCATCTCGTCAAGGCGGTCGGGGTCGCCGGCGAAAAGGCGCCGACCAATCTCTTCAATCACGGTGTCTGCTGGATGCTGCTTTGCCCGTCGTGTCATACTCACTACTCCTTTCAGGGTGTTGTCTTCTGAGGGCCGTGCGGTTAAGGCGCGGTCCTCACTGAAAGCATGCCTTCAAAAAGTAGAGTGCTGATCCAAGATGGTCACATCTACCATTCCTTCACTCACGCCAGCGTCGGGTCGCAATGCGTCGAGAGCAGGCGCGCAATCGCCTGCCACGCGGCCTCATCGGTCCCGCTGGCGTCGCTCATATCGTCGCCGCGGTGGCGGTCGTAGTGCGCGGTCAGTACTTTGATGGCGTGCCGGACTTCGAGTGGCGCGGTGAGGTCGGTCCACGTTGGGTCCGCGGCATTCGCCAGATAGGCGAGCACCTTGTTCTGCGCGGCGGCGCTGAGGGCGGTGATGTCGGCGTCGTGGGCGGTGCCGGTGTGGCGCAGCCAGGTCTTCATCTCCTCCAGCGGCACCAGGGGGACGGCCGCGTAGAGGTGCGTGTAGTCGAGCGGCATCAGGCTCTCCTCGCGAACGTGGAATCGTCCCGCGCGGTTTTGAGGGAATGACAGCGGTGACAGAGCGACTGGACGGCGCCGAAGTCGAGGAATCGCGGGTCAGTGGGGCCGTCAATCGGGCGCACATGGTCGACGTCGGTCGCGACGGCCTCACACAGGGTGCAGAGCGGATGATGGGCGAGCTGGACGGCCCGGAACCGGCGCCAGCGCTCGGAGCAATAGCCCCTGGCGGCGGCGTTCGGCCGGGCCCGGTCGCGGGTCTTCAGGCAATGCGGACACCGGCCGGTGACCAGGCGGGAGCATGAGCTACACCGATGGAAGGGCGTCAGCATATTGCTACGCGTAGGTGAACGCCGAGATTTTTAGACCTTCGCCTGCCACTTTCGCCTCAATTCGACCCTCTTCCTACGCCGTAACTGATTGAGCCGTCAGACCTTCGTGCTCGCTTTGCGTCCGATAACGGCCGTTATGTGTTTTTGTGGGTACTACAATGCTGAATCATGTGGACCATGTGGACCATGTGGACCAGCTCAACGGTTTGGTCCACTATCCGGTCCACATGAATTCGCGTTTTTAGGCCTGTTTTTGCTCTGGTCCACATGGTCCACTTAACTTCGCCATTGTAGTAATCACACGTGAACGCTCATTTCTCCGGTTGCAGGCCCAGGCCCACGTAGACGCGCGGCCGTTTCGTCGTGTCCGCGTCCTCGGTGGTGTCCCCCTCCTGGCGTGGCCGTTCACTCCGGAGTGTCGGAATGGCGGTCCGCAAGTCGCGGCCGAGGAGGATTTTCGTGCTCGACGCCTGACCGTTGTCCTCGCACCAGTGTTTCCACGCGGCCCAGACCTCATCGATCGGCGTCGACAGCTTGCGATGCACGACGCACCGGTCACGAAGAAACGCGCTAATCGGCGAGGACAGGTCCTCGAGTTGCCGGGCAGCTTCTTGTCCCGACGACGGATTCACCAGATAGCCACGTGCCACGAGCCGGTCCAGGCCGTCGAGCGCCCAGTTGAAGATGCCGGGGGCTTCGCTCAGTAACTCCTCGGTGAGCCGCGGATTCTCGACGTTGTAGAACGATTGCTGCAGGGTCAGGATGATGAACCGCGACGCGAGCGCGCCCGACGCATCGAGCAGCCGGGGCAACTCGTTCGTCATCACGATGAACCGCGTCGGCAGCTTGCCCGTCCAGGGTTCTTTGTATTTCCGATCGATCGTCAGACTGTCCTCGCCGGAAATCGAGAGCAGGCGTTCGACGACCACATGACTTTCCGCCTTCGTGGAGAGTCGGGCATCCGAGATGAGCGCCAGCGCTTTGCCAATCAACGGCTGCAAACCGAAGTTGGTCGAGAGACTCGACAAGGTCGGCGCCGCGACGTGATGCGCGCCGAGCAGGCCGGTCAACACCCGTCCAATCGTGCCCTTGCCGCCGCGCTTCGGCCCGACGAAGAGAAACATCTTCTGGAGACGCGTATCGCCGCCGAGGATGTAGCCAATGGCTTCCTGCAGCGCGTCGGGCTCGCCGACATCCTCCGGCCAGAGCTGCTTCAGAAACGTGAACCAGCGTTCGGGTCGCGGGGCCTTGGGATCGTAGGCAAAGGCCAACGCATGCTGATTGAAGAACTGCGTCGTATGCGGATGGAGGATTCTCGTCGGGACGTGGAGCAGGCCGTTGGTCATCGCGACGACCTGGTGAGCGGCCGGCGTCTCGCGATAGTCAATCCACAGCGGCGCATCCGGCCGGCTCTCGACGAAGGCGACCGCATGGAGGGCATCGAGGAGGTCCGCAATCTTGCGCTGCGTCGCCGCAAACGGCCGCCAGCCGTCCTTGGGATGCCAGTAGACCGCCGGCTCGAGAAACTCGTAGGCCTTCTTGCGCACATCGCGGCGGTCAATTTCGAGGTAGCGACTCCCATCCCATCGGAAGAAATCGCCGCGATGCGAGCGCAGGATGATGCCGCCCGGGAGCGTGTAGAGCGCCTTGACGAGCTCGCGGGCGACGCGCATCGGCTGCCCGGGCGGCGGGAGGGCAATCGTGCCGTCAGGCGGCGACGGCGGTCGGCCGAAGTTGATATCGACGACCGTGACGGGTGCCAGCTTTTTTTTCATGCGCCCTCCGACTGGCCGCGACGGGTCAGCAGGGCGATCCGGATGTCGCCGTGGAGACGGTCACCCAACTCGCGCTCGGCGATGATGCGAAGTTGGACGTTCTCGTAGGCGAGGTCGGCGACCAGGTCGACGAGTTGGCGGTTCGCTACTCGAAGGTCGCGCTCGGTGTCGGCCAGGTCCCGAATGACGAGGTCAGCCGCGGTCATGAGTGCCGCTCCTGCTGGCGGTCGAGCCGCTGGAGCTCGGTATCAATCTGGACGAAGACGGCCAACAGGCTGTCGAGCCGATCGACGTCGTCGGTCGCGGTCAGCCGGTCGGCTAACCGGATGGCGGAGCGGATGAAACAGTCTTTCAGGGCGCCGGCGGCATGCGGGTCGGGCGTGTAGTCGTATACTAGGCTTCGCATTGGGGCGGCCCTCCTGTGGCCGTCTTCAGCCCCACCGCGCGGTCAACGCGAGTGGGGCTTTCGTTTGTTGGGCGGCTAGACGCTGCACGCGTTCATCGTGCGCCCGGTTTTTTCACGAGTCACGGTGAACTTAAGGAATCCGGGGCTCTACTTAGTCGGCGCCCGGGCGTGTTGCCACGTCCCGAGCAGGGTTTTGACCCAATAAATGCCCTTCAGGACGGTCTTGGGCCGGGTCTCGTCGGGTTTCCAATTTCTTTGGCCGGTGCGCGCCTGCTCTTCGGCTTCTAAGTCCTTGAGCGCATCCTTCGGGTGCTTAATCTCACAGCGATACCAGTAGTCGACAAAGCGGGAGATGGGCTCGCCCTGGTGGCGGGGTTGGCGCCCGGGCTTCGTGCCCCGCACCGGCACGCCGACTAGCGTCCAGCCCCAATGATCCTGAGGAGAAAGCTGTCGAGCAGGGTCGGTGCCGTCCAGGACCAGGGCACGCCCATGCCCTGCAGGGTCTGCCAGAGGGCGGCAATCTCCGCGTCGGTCGGCGGCGTGGTCCAGGCCTGCTGCAGCGCGGCGGCATAGTCGGCGCTGCGGGTGGTGCCGCGCCACGTCCACGACTGGTGATGCCGGCGTTCGAGGTCGCGGGCGGCGACCCAGTCCTGATAGTGCGGGTCGACGCGTAAATCGTCCCCGAGGCAGCGCAGGCAGGCGTCGAGCGCCACGGTCACGCGCAGGCCGTCGCCGGTCTTCGCATCGCCAGGCGACGGGGCCCGATGCGCCATCGGTCAGGCGCTCTGCTTCTTCGGGTGGTCGAACCGCACCGAGCGGCAGGACGGGCACGCGCGGATGGTCGCCGTGCGCGGCACCCACTGATAGCCACACTGGCGACAGGCGACGCCTCGGACCTTCAGCATGACGATGCGCACCCGCGGTTTCGGCACCCGCGCATCCGGCGGGCGGCGGGGCGGGGTGGCGCGGAGGCCCTGACGCGTGGTCCGGGCGGTCTGCCAGTCGCGCGACTTACAGCGCGGGCAGATGTTGGGGCACTCGAGGAGGCGCGGCGCCCAGTGGTACTCGCACCGCTGGCAGTGATAGACCACGCGGCGCCCGTTGCGGGTATGGAGGGCCATGGCCGTGAAGTCTACCGGAATTGGCGAACAAGTCAATCCGGTAAACGTCGGTATCCGCGTGTACAGAATATTTTTACGCTCTACAGGATATTTCTCCCAGGGTGAGGAATTCGTTTCCGGTGCAAGGAATCTGTTTCCGGCCGTGCAACGGGTTGCGCACCGAATAGGCAACACAATTGTGTCTGATACCCAATCTATTGCGTGCCGCACCCAACAAGTTAACTGTGCGCGGGTTACTCTCCGCCTTCTTCCAGAATGTCGTAGACCTTCTGGGCGTGGTGGAGCCCTTCCCCACGCATCAGCTTCCCGGCAATGAGATGACCGAGCGCCTCGTAGGCAATCCGGCGCCAGTCTCGAGACTTCCGGGTCGAGCCGGTGCGCGCTTCGCGGGTCGCCTCGAGGCTCTTGAGGATGGCCGTCCAGGTCCCGTAACGCTTCGCCGCCTTCTTGAATTCGGCGTCCGTGCGGTAGGTATCGGCCACCCGCATCCGGTCACTCAGCTCCCGCGTGGACACCTTGAGCGTGCCGGCAAACATCGTGAGGTTGCCCTTCGGGAGATAGCGCGTGACGGCGGAGCGCAGACTCACGAGGTAGCGGCCTGACTTCCAGCGCTCGTGGAGATTCCAGTCGCCGACGCGACCCATCCGGTTTTCAATCGCAAGGAGCTCGAGCTTGACCTCGTCGACCGTGACACCATGCGGCGACGCGGGCGCATCTTGGATTTTAATCAGCGGCTTCTTTATCATGCCGCTCATTGTCGCAGACTTCTGCGAGAGTGTCAAGCCGGCCTAAGGTTGGTGAACGGAGCTGAGGTGTGGGACTCTCCCCACGGGAGGTGTGCACATGGCGCTCACTGTCGAAGTCCTCGATCGACTGCATCGCCGCATCGACGAGCTCGCCGCGGAGAACCCGGCCTGTGTCGAGGCGTTAGCCCGGTTCCTCGAGGCCGCCATCACCGACGACGACAACGGCGAGCGTCAAGAGGTTGCGTCGAGGCGCCGTCGGAGCATGGCCAGCGACACACGGCCCTTGCGGTCGACCGTGAGCCAGGCCCGACAGGCCTCAAGCGACCGCTGCGCGACACTCACATCCGTCTGCTGATACGCGGGGAACGCGGTCAGGCTGATTTCGAGCACCTCGATGTCGAGGAGCTCGCGCACCATCACGCCGGCCTCTTGCCGCCAGGCGTCCTTCTTCGTCCGAAAGCCGAAGCTCGCGCCGGTCACGTCGCCGCGCTGCACCAGGGCGAGCGCATCGTGGCCGGCCTGGGTCGGCGCCGGGTCGAGCTCGAAGGCCAGGCCGCGGGTATCCTTCGAGAGCGTCAGGGTCCGGGGGGTGCGTCCCAGCACGGCGCCGACATCATGGTTGTAGAGGGCCACGATGTCACAGGAGCCACGAACGGCACGGTTGACGGCCTGGGGCTTGACGACTTCGACGAAGCCGCCCAGGTCGCGCGAGCGCGTGTCGAAGACGACCGCGTAGCCGACAATCTTTGACCGGTCGGCTCGGAGCTCGACGATGGACCGCCGCTCGAGGTCAGGCAGCACTCGGCACCTCCTTGGGCGCGCCCACCGGCTGCAGCGCCGAGTTCAACAGATATTTGTCGCCGTCGGGAATCGGATTCTCCCCGAGCTTCCGCCTGGCGTCATTCTGCGAATAAATGCCGTTCTGGATGCCCTGGCAGAGACTGTCGTGCAGCGCCTTCCGATCGTTCTTCGTCAGGGCGGCCCGATCGAACGACACGCTGAATTGCCCATACTGCCGGGTCGTCAGCACGTCCCGCCGCAGCGCGAGCTCCCACGCGACGAAATACGGGTCGAGGCTGCTGTTGACATACGTCTCTTCGGACACGGCCATGTTCGAATAGTTCGCCTTCGACAGGTCGCCAATCTTGCTGGTCGGCACGCGGAAGGCGCCGGCAATCTGCTCGTTGAGACTGCGGTGCAGCTCGGTCAGCTGCGCATCGTCGTTCGTGCTGGAAATCGGCGTGAACGTCAGGCCCTGGTCGAGCACCGGAATCTTGCCGCGGTTCGCGCTGCCGCCATAGTTGGTCGCCCAGTAGTCCCGCAGCCGGTCGCCGGTCAGCGGGTCGAGCTTGTTGACCGTCTGGAGCACGCCGGAGGGCTTCCCGTTGTTCTTGAAAAAGCTCGCGGTGTATTGCTGCAGCGCCAGCGCGGAGCCGATGGCCTCGCGGCAATGGGTCATCGGCGTCGGCATCGTCAGTTCGAAGATGGGCGGTTGACTCGCATCGAAGAGCCAGGTGACCGGCGTACTGCCCGCGCTATACGTCCAGCGCTTGCGCCGGCTGGAATCCCGGTCGACCCGCATGGATTCCGAGACGAGCGGCCAGAGGGCGACCACCCGCCCCTCCTGGCGCACAATCTCCGCATAGGCCCGACCGGTGGTCAAGAGTTGCCACATCAGGGCATGCTGGAACTGATAGGCCGTGAGCTCGGGATTCGGCAGCGAGCCGAGAATCTCATACAGCGGATGGTCGGTCGCATCGACGTAGGTATCCGGTGCGGTCTGCTGCCGGAAGCGAATCGGCGTGCGGGCGACATCCTGGCTCAGCACCTGGACGCAGGCGAACACCGCCGGCACCTTCAACGCCGTCTCCGGCGACACGGTCATGCCGCTCTCGGTCGGTCCGCTCGAGAAGAGCGCGAGCAGCTCCTTCGACGGCGTCGCCAACGAGCGCCGTTCCCACCAGCGAGTAAAGCGATTACTCATAGAGATTCCATGGAATCTGAGTAAGGCTAGTCGGCGACTAACCCTACTCAGACGTCTCCGCTGTTACACGATGATTTTGCTGATACGGACGACCGCCAGCGGATTCGGCACAATCAAGTCCGCGCGCAGAATCGCGCGCAGTTCCGATTGATCCGTATTGAACAGCCGTGAGCGGTCGAGCACGATGGTGGTGTCCTGCCGGAACACCGCATACACCTGCGACGCGTCGAACACATACGCGCTCGATTCCGCTGTGCCTTCCACGACCGACAACTGCGAGCTGAGAAACACCGGCACGCCGTAGATGGAGCGCGTCGCGGCGCTGCTCGTGCTGTCCAGCAGGAGCGGCACGTTGTTCGCCGCCGTGCCTTCCTTGAGCTTCGACAGGGTGCCCCAGCTCCGCGGATGCATCACGATGGCGGTCGCGTGCGCGTTGTTCGTCTCGAGCGTGGTAATCGCATTCGCGAACACATCGAGATTCGCCGGCGCCGCGGCGAGCGTGGCATCGAGCGTGATGCCGACGACGTTCTTCAGCCCGCGAATCTCCGGCGGCGTGCCGCTCCCCTCGAAGCAGCCGAGGTCGAACTTCAGCGCCAGGGCCCGCGCGACCTGCATCTCGAGCAGGGAGACGACATCGGGATTGCTGTCCGCGATGAGCTCGTTCGAAATCACCTGCAGGCTCGCGAGCTTGCGCGGCGTCGCGGTGACGTCCGTATAGCCGGGGTCGGTCGACGCAATCGTCCCGGCTTCCGCCACCCACGCGGCGGTCGGGTCCGTGTCGATGCGTGGCATGTGCAGCACGTCGCGCGTCGTCGTAATCCGCCGGATGCCGGTCTGCAGCATCACACTCTCGGCCGCCAGGCGATCGATGAAGTTCGCCGACCACTCATCCGGCGCAATGACGGCGCCGGCGCCAGAACCTTCCGCCAGGGCGCGGAGCTCGAGCCCGAACAGACCGCTCTTCTTCTTCCCCTTCTCCGGCGGCCGCTGACTCTCCGGCACGAAGCTGCGAGTCTCGGTCCGCTGTTCGATGGCGCGCTGCAGGCCGAGAATCGCGTCGCGTTCCCGCATCGACCCGTCATAGCTGCGCTGCTCGCTCGCCAAGAGCGTGTCGCGGTTCGCGGTCGCCGCGGTGTCGAGT